ATTAATATAAGCCCAAACGCCCATTTCTTAAATTAGTTTTACATAATTACGACAACCAGTCGGGAGGCGAACGATGCTGACATCTAATAATTAATATCGTAACAGAGGAGGTCGGTATACCATTCTGCTTCATACTAAAGGTCAATTATAATAAATAATACCATCATATTACATATTTTCCGCACATAATATATAATGATCCTGCGTTCTACGTTCTACGTTCTGCGTTCTACGTTCTACGTTCTATACATATACATATATTTAGTATTAATTTATAATATATATTAATACTAAATATGTCCGTAGTAAATAAAACACTGGTTAAATCTAACAAGCCCAGAAGAAATACAAAAAAAAAATACATATATGCAGGAGATGCTATAATACCCTACAACATTCATAAATCGACCATGTTAAGTTTTGATCCGACACTTTCATGTAAAACATTAATAAAGGTATTTGGGAAAGCGCTTAGCGATATACAATCCCCTCCAGACAAGGCATTAAATGCTCGTGGCATAAAATGGGTGCGATTTCTTCATGGTGGAAAGGCGGAATTGCATTTTGTCCCCCCCTTCAAACTTAAGCATTACCATATATTAAAAGAAATGGTTAATGATCAAAATAATCATTATCCATTAGAAACACCTATTTTCGAAAACCATGTTGGTCTCTATGTTCCCGACCTCACTCCAATAGTTACGCGAGTACTTGATAACAACATAAAATATATATTAAATAAACGAGAGGACGGACTAGTCCAATTATATATGAATATACCTGGAGCCATTGATTATTTAGAAATTGATAGTCTTAAAATAGAGTATAATAAACTACTTAAAAAATATCCTGATTTAAAAATAAAAGGATTTTCGGAAAACACCACAATTGTCAAAAAATTATTAAATAGATATAATCATACACATAAACATAAACATAAACATAATGAGTACCATTACTCAGACCCACTTCATAATGGAGAAATAAGAACCATTTTATTTAATAAAGATAACTCCATAATTATTACTGGAAGAGATGTCCAAGGTGGTAAAAAATGGAAGATTGGCGGAACCATGGATGAACGAGGTCACGTAGTATTGGATTTTAGCCCAAAAGGTGGCCCAATGCATATAAGTGCACTAATTACGTCAAAACAAGTTAAATTTAGTGATGGTAATATTTGGAAAAGAGTAAACTAATAATCATCATCATATATATATATATATATATATGACGATGATGATGAAATGGATCGTGCCTTCTCTAATTAGCGCCATTGTAATTGGCGGATATAATCTTTATATTGAATTCATTGGAAAAAAGATATCTGGTGATCCAATAATGAAGACTGTAATTGTACTGATGTTACTTACCGTGTGCGGTATAGTTGCATTGGTAATGTTGATTGTGTTTCATACAACATATCCATCAACTATATCAAAATTGCAACGAATATTTAAGGGCTCTTTGTGGAGGTATTTATTGCCTGGAGGACTAATAGTAGTATATATGATTTCAAATATATTGGCTTTATCTGAGGGAGGAGGAATAGTAATGGCCGTAATAGGTCTTAGTATATTTATTACCTTATTTGGAGGTGTAATATTTTTAGATGATAAATTAAATATAAATATTATTTTGTCTAGTATTATAGCAACAGCGCTTATAGCATATGCTTCATACGAAAGTTCTATTATAAATAAATAAAATAAATAATACCATTATATTACTTATTTTATCCACACATAATATATAATGGGCCTACGTTCTATACATATATTTGCGATCTTGCTATTATTATTAATATTTATTAGCCTTTTCGGAACAAAAGCCAGAGAAGGTATGGGGAGTGGGTCTGGCACTACTAGCTCTTATACGGGTCCCGCAGGGGATACCGTAAACACCTATAGCAATACCATCCAACCAGCCACGACGGATAATACTAATAATAATTATACTCAGCAAAGTGGGGGAACAGCGGTAATACTTAATACCAATGCCAATGATGATAAATATATATTAAAATCTCAAATAGTGCCACCCGTTTGCCCGGCTTGCCCGTCATCTTCAACTTGCCCACGACAAGAACCATGTCCTTCGTGTCCAGCGTGTGCTAGGTGTCCAGAAGCAGCATTTGAATGTAAAAAGGTACCTAATTATAAAGCGAATGACAGTTCATATTTACCTCGCCCGGTATTAAATGACTTTAGCTCATTTGGGATGTGATGGGAATACTTTACCGCACCCGCTTGCCCCTGGCCCTTTTCTTAATTGTTTTTTGTTTTTTACATTTTGTTTGTTTTTTAGATTTTTTATATTTATTATTTTTTTTATTTTTTTTAGATTTATTATGGCGACCCTTATAGGAACGTTTTAATCGCTTATGGGGGGATGGTATGATATTATCGCTATAATATGATGGCCAGCGATTTGCTCGTCTTGTACCACCTGAACTAGAACCTGAACTAGAACCTGAACTAGAACCTGATATTGAACTTGAGACAGGGTTATCTTGCATAGCGCGTGGTTGCTGGCTACTAGGCGCTGCCCCTTCGACCTGGGTTATTAGATGCTGTAGTATATCCCTGATGTCTTTGTTGGTTTGATCGATTACATCATCATCCGCCTGTTCTTTGGCTTCCAGTTCGACAGGGTTTAACGGGGCTGTTTGGTCTATTACACAAACTACTTCATGCATCACAGGTATATCTTCCCCACCGTCTGCACTCATATATCTATCTGTACTCGCACTCGCATCCCCAGGCGCAACTGGTCCCAGTTGTGCGGCACTCGCTAACACGTCCGACAAATCCAATACTATATGGCTGACGGTATCCGTTAATGCAACGCGTATGTTTTCCTCGGTGGGCTCACTTGCGGGTTCTTCTGCGAGTCTAGGAGCCATTAGAATAGCAAGTTTTTCACGAAAATATTTACCACATGACATAAGCATATTCGATATATATATCCTAATAACCTTAACTATATTGATTTTAATGTATTGGTATAATTCCATTGGCTTATATATCGTTACCCCCACTCGGGCAATATATGCGGCTATTGATGCCATCAAGACCGTTACACCTGTTCTAATAAATTGATATACTGATTCATTATATGCGGTTTTTTGAGCACACGTCATTGCCACAGAAAATGGCAGTTGTGTAATAATAATATTCAAAGCTATATCTGCGGGTGTCATACACACTTTCTTTAGAAAATTATACGTAATGCCTTTACCTATGACATAAGTTACCATCTCGGTATATGCACTCATTATTGCTGATATACCCGAGGTCATAATATATGGCACCACGTAATTTACGCCAATCGCGGTAAATATAGCCATTGTTAATATATCATCCTCATCAATCGCTCCTCCTTTCATTGGGATAGTGTATGGTTTTGACCTTCCGACGGTTATTTTTGGTTGCTCTTTTCCGTTGGGGCGTTTTGGCCCTCTTACTTTAGGGTCAGTGCATTCTCGGGGGTCTCGGGGGCGTAAAAAATAGTTGTGTTTAGCGCGACCGAGGTCATCTACTAATGTTCTAAACGTATGGTCATCGGGGTCAGATTCATTAGTGTCAGATGCACCAGTGCCAGGTGGACGAACATCTGATTTAGCCCAATTATATATGACGGTTGTAGTAATGCTTGGGTAATGTTGTCGGAGGAATGGATTGTGGGTTAATATCTCTGAATAAAGTGCAACCAACATAGCCAGACTAGTTTTTTTCTCCGGATTAGTGTTATTTTGTAATACTTCGTCAAACCAACCCGATAACACAGTTAAGTATTCTAGTCCTTTATCAGGGGATAATGGTTGATCAGTATCTTCTATCGCGGCCATATTATAAATTATAATAATATTATAAATAAATAATATTATACTCCTAATTACGCGTCTTAATACATTTCTTGTCTATTTCAAAGGTCCGACTTTTTTCTTCTTGTGGTACTATCTTTAATAAACATTTACTTTTTTTACCATATAGTGGTGTAGTACACCCTTTTTCTATTTTGATATATTTATGAGACGTGTCCTCTTTATCGATGGTACATCTTGCTCTAAAATGTTCATATCTATCCCTAATAGTAGTATATGATAGTCCCGAATGTTTATTTAATCTTTTATTGACCATTTCATGCATAGTATAAACATATTTGGAAAACGTCTCTCTATTTAATAAATGTTTCATAGATAATGGATAGTCTAATAAATTTTTCTTAAAATTATCTCTACAATATTTACAAGGCAAAACATACTGTAACCCAATTATAAAATCTTTATAATATTTTTTCTCTAAAGAAGATGGATTATTTGGATAATTAAAACTCATAGTGTGCATATAATGCCATAACCCTGGTCCCCATATAGCCGTAAGCATTCCGTCACCACTAACATAATCTACTCTAGAATATGTTTTCTTGCGAGTTCTTTGTTTCTTAGTTGACATAAGTATGCTATGTATAATTAAACTATTATAATTAATAAATAGGTTTTTTTTTAATTAACTGTACCATATTCTCAATAGACGTTATTACTTGAGGCGAAGCAGGCTGTCCACTTACAACTGATTTTATATAATTATAATACAGTGTGGTAGTGTCGAACTTGTGTTGTTCGATATTTAGTAATACCCCACCCTTTGTTCTAAATAGCATTACATAATATATACTTATTCGTTTAAGCATAAACTCGTTTATCACATATACTATTAGATGAGTGATAAACTTACAGCGACCAGTGTATTTAAATCGACTTTACATACTTTTACACAGAATAAAGTAGTTATGATAGGTACTATATTAATCCTATTCATCGGCATAGGGACCTTCATATATTACACATATATTGCCCCGCGCATGAATGCTTCGTACGTACCCAATAAAGAATTTACCAAGGAGAATGACTCGGATGGTACTGCCGCAGATTTATATTTCTTTTATACTACATGGTGCCCTCATTGTAAAACAGCCAAGCCCGTTTGGGATTCCTTTAAGGGTCAATCGTCCTCGCAAACGGTTAAGGGGGTTAAAATCAACTTTATTGGAGTTGATTGTGACAAGGATAAGAGCACCGCCACGCAGTTTAATGTGACGGGCTATCCTACCATTAAACTAGTATATAATAATAATATCGTAGAATACGATGCTAAACCCGATGTTGACACTCTACAGCAGTTCCTCGAGTCATCTCTTTAATTAATATATCTGCATCCGATACACCTTGCTCTATTAATTCTATTCTAAATTCTCTTTTATATATAGCATCCAACCAATAGGATATATTAAATACGTTACTACCAGACATAACTGTATGTTTAATAATGGGCTGAACTTTAGTAGAATCTATAGTAGTATGTCCCTTTCTAATTAATTGTAATACGTACTCCATAAATGTACTTGATTCGTTTATATGATTTGGGGTAGCCGACCTTTTAGTATTATGTATGGCCAATATGTCATCCATATTACACCCCGTGTTATCAATACACAGTTGTAATGGATAATTATGTATCAGACCTCCGTCTATAAAACATCTATTATTTACAAATACTGGTTTAAATACTAGGGGCAACGCACAACTACTTGCCACGGCCTGTACTACGGGCATATCGGGGTATGTTGTATGTGATAGTATCTCTCCTGTCAAGGTATAATTAGCATTTATATCGGTTGCAGTTAAACATATATTAATGTGTGTATATTCAAATAATTCTTTTAATGTTATATTTTCTGATAGATTTTTGCATTTAAATAGGGAATCGGTACATACCTTATTTAATTTTATGCCATCAAGTCCCTTACTACATATAATATCTATGATCCCCGTATTAATATCTGCAAAGGCTACGTCCCAGGGTCTATCTACAAAATAATCATCTAATATGTTCCATTCGTACCCCAGAGCTATTATTACGGCAATTAAACTACCCGATGAGGAAGCATATATAGATTCAATGTCGTCTAATTTCCATAATCCATGGTTGTGTAATTTTCTTAGGGAACCATACGATATTAATCCAGCTGGCCCCCCTCCACTGATTACAATATGCTTAATGGTCATTTTATATATTACGTTTTGATGTTTAATACTTTTTCTATGGATAATATAAATGGATAATATTTTTACGCTAGGCGATGGAGATATATCCAAAATAAATTTAGATAATTTATACGAACGGAAAAAACAGTGTGACCTTAATACATTAAAGGTTTTTAATAGAATTCTACAAAGAATTCATAATAAGATTAAACATACCTCTCGGGTTAATATTCACCAACAATATTGTTGGTATGTAATGCCAGAAATTATACTTGGATTACCTGCGTATAACCATACGGAGTGTACAAATTATATTATTAATAAACTAATAGATAATGGGTTTGATGTTAAATATACCATTCCCAATTTAATGTTTATATCGTGGCAAGATTGGACGCCCGACTATGTACGCGATGAATTTCGAAAGAAAATGGGATATCAAATTGATGGGCGAGGGAATAAGAAGGAGTCCTTGATTGACAAGTCAGATATAAATACCTTGTCAACTAATGTCATGGGCGAGGTGGTTCTTAGCAACAAGACACCTAATAGTAAGGGCAAGGGGAAAGATTATAAAGATATTAGTACCTATAAGCCCACGGGTATCTATAATCAACAAATATTTAAACGGATAGAAGACACCTCTAAAAAATAGGTATTGCGATAAATATTAATGAAAACAATCTTTATTGATATATATATATGTTTTCATCACCTAGTTCTTTTTGTACTATAGCTACTAATACGTGTAACTTCGAATTATTTGGCCATCTACTATCACTATCATTACATCATCCTAACAGTAAAGTATATGTTTTATGTGATAAATTAACCAAAACATATGTTGAAGAATCTACGCCTCAGCCAAAACTAGAGATTGTATGGGTCGTAGACCTTGACAAGTATTCTAATTTAAATAGACACATGATGACAAAAGTAGGAATTTGGGCTGAATTTATGATGCAGAAATCAATCGTGATTGATTACGCATTAAGGTTTAGCAAAGATACATTATTTTTAGACTCTGATACGTTGCTTACTGGTAATATAGTGGTTGATAATTCTAAACAAATTGGAGTATCACCGGGATATAATTCCAAGGCCTCGATTAACAAAAATGGATTTTATAATGGAGGAATGTTATGGGTATCTGACAAACGAGTGCCTGAGAGATGGCGTCACTATACTACTACTTCACGATTTGTTGATCAGGCGTCGATAGAAGATTTAGTTAAAGAATTTACATATTTTGAATTCGGTGAAGAATATAATTTACAGGGATGGAGATTTATTGTGGGTAAAATGTCCTTCGACCAGCATGATGCTGCTCTAGTTCCAAGCAATGGTGGCCTATTATATAAAGACAAGCCTTTGAAATTAATACACACACATTTTAGAGACGTAAAAAGGTTTGGTAAGATAAACGATTTGTTATGTAGAAAACTTAATCTTTCGCGCCAGTACAAAGAATTGTGTATTATTTATAGAATAATAAATGATGCCTGGAATATCACAATGCCCTTACAGCCCAGGAATTCTCCCTACAAACATGCAAATGATAGTTTTCGCGAGTTAGGTATCATGTGGGCGAAGGTACACCAAGACGTGGTTATGACCACGAATGACTCAGGACATTGTTGGCTACAACCAACCCTTTTACTATATGACCGTCCCACCATGAAATGGATATCTATGAACGACGAAGTTTCTGCTAGAGCCTCGTGTGCATTAATTGGAAATGGCGACGTTAAAAAAGATTGCAAGGACTTACTCTCACATAATATAGTATGCCATCCCTGGATTTTTTGGCCTAGAAAGCCTTCTATTACGGAAGAGGTAATGTCTTCAAACATTAAGTCCTATATAGACCGCCAGGTAAACGTCACGTTTATTGGTAATATTGAAAATAGTACGCAAGGTGCTTTTCGTAAAAATAATGACTGGGCTAAACACATGGACGAATATATATGCACTACTGGTCCTGGGTCAAAACATAAATTTAGTCAAAAAGAATACTACGATAAACTTAATAATGCAAAATATGGGTTATGTATAAGGGGTTTTGGTAGTAAATGTCATAGAGAGGTTGAACTTATGGCTATGGGCACCGTACCAATTATAACCGACCTTGTATGTATAGATTCGTTCATGGAGCCACCGGTAGAAGGATTTCACTTCTTGAGAATCGACAAGCCAGAGAATATGACCTCCTTAATAAAGTCCATAGACAAGGATACATGGACAAAGATGTCTCAAGAGTGCTATTTATGGTATATGAGAAATGTACATAGTTCTAATAGCTGGTTAAAGACCATTAATTATATTCTATACGATTGCTAAACATAATATAGTTTTGATATTATGCTTATGGGGATAGTATTATGCTCATTTAGAAAGAGACATAATCGGAAGACATGGGAGATGGAGGCGCCCTCTGTTGTTTTAGGCGACGCGACTTATTTGCTCGACGAGGACCGCCCCGACGAGTGTTTGACTTCTTACGGCAAAAATTTCTCTTAGAACCACTGGCGTATTTGCATGCGGCATATTTTCGGCACTGCTTTAACTTTAGTTTTCGGCATACAGATCCTCGTCCGCGGCGTCTGTAAGATCTCAAAGCACTAGAGCGAGGTTTTCCACCTTTAATTTCGAACATTATATAATACGTGTATATTAAAAAGTTTGTCTAAATCAATAATATGTATATTATTGTTTCTAAAGATGAACTTCTCTAAAGTGTTCATTTATATAAATGATCACTTTATAGTAAATATCCTATCTATGTCTAAACGTAAATAATATACTTACGCGAAATGCTTATGTCTAGGATTTCTACGTGTGTTAGATTTCTTACGACAATACTTTCTCTTAGAACCACTGGCGTATTTGCATGCGGCAGATTCTCGGCACGGCATTACCTTTAGTTTTCGGCAGTTTGAGGTTCGAATACGTCTGCGGTATGTGCGTCTAGCACTTGAACTGGGCATATTATACACACTAGTGAGAAAAAAAATAATATCCTATTATTCCTAAACAGATATAGTAATCTGAACGACGTAACTTCTTAATATGACATGTCTGATCATTTATACGCAGAGGTGATGTATATTTAACCTATACCAGGAACTGGACCATTTACTAAAGGGTTGTCAGGAACATTATGTGGTACCTTATCATGGTCTTGGTCCTTGTCTTGTTCTTGTTCCTTATCTTGGTCCTTATCTTGGTCCTTATCTTGGTCCTTATCTTGGTCCTTATCTTGGTCCTTATCTTGGTCCTTATCTTGGTCCTTATCTTGTTCTTGGTATTGTTCTTGGTCCTTGTCTGGTCCTTGGATATCGATTTGGGCATTTTGTAGGTCTACTTCTAAATGTTTAATCTGTTGGGTTGAGGTATCCATAATTTGTTTTTCCACAATGGCCTCAAACAATGCCAGTCCTTGTACGAAATCATTTTCACAGTCAATATATAGTTTTACAATTATTTTGCGAGTATTTTCTACTAGATGTTGTAAGGACTCTTCTGTTAAGTCTGGATGAATTATCATATCAATATGACCAGTCGATAAATTTGGAACAGATTTAAATAACGACTTTAGAATTACTAGTAGACTATTTTGTTTATCGACCGTATTATTCATCATGGTCTTGATATGGTCTGCG